TCGTGAATGGAACGAAAAACAACTTACTGATCCTAATCACATATGTATGATGTAGGGTGAATACGGCAATTGTAAGTCTCATTTGGGTAAGTTACTTGCATGCACACTTGGAGAATTTTATCAACATCCTATGGAATTTGGCCAACAATATGAAGAAGGTGTAAAACAAATTTATGAGAATATGGAAGAGGTTGATTAAAAATAAAGTGGATCTTTTTTCTTTGCATATCTATAATGAAAAGATCAACTATTGCCTTGATTGTTGCCGTTTTGATTTTACTCGTGATAGGTTTGTTTGTATACCTATACATGACCGGGCAAATCCTTGGCGGGTTGCTAGGAGACCTTGAAAAATATACCTGTCCCATGTGTTACCGGGATCTGCCGTGTGGCGATGTGTGCAGATGCGTAGAAGGAATGCGCAACATGTCCGAAAGATCTGATCGTGAGAACTTCGTAGGTATGCACTACACTGGTAGCGATCGTAGTTGCTCTACTGAATTCCCTCACGTCACTGACGAATTCCCTTACACTAATTTTGTTAATGAGAAAACTCTTCTGCACGGACTGCACCCACACACTGATGACTATTGGTCATACCAGCGCGGACCCGAGCGGTTACATCCTATTCAACACTTGCATGGTCTAGGAGGTCAATCAGCAGGCTTCCGGTGCCGTGACCAACCTTATGCTCCTGGCAATTGCTGCTTTAACAAATATGGGGTTGAAGGTATGACTAGCTCTCCGGAACCCGAGCTATTTGATGCTATTGCACACAAGGGTCGCGCGTCTTCGTCTACCGATGAGAATCCGGAATTGGCTATTCAAATGTTTGAAAGAACTGCTGATCTGGCCGGAGAATATGCTAAGAGAGACAAGTCAGCCGTGCGGTTTTTCCGCAAACCACTCGCGGAAGCTCGCAAAGACATGGATAAAATCCTCGGAGATTCCGATCCTCGCAAAGAACTAAGTGCAGCATCCCGTGTGATGCACCAGATGGACCGCAAAGCGGGTTTGATTGAGGGAGGTGAAAAAGCTCTGGGGCAACAACTCCATGGTAAGCTTCCTTTTGGCGGCTACAAGAGAGCTGAAAACTATGTTGGTCAGTTTAGCTAAAACCCCAATTGATAATATATTTTTTGAGTTGCATTTTCGCTACGAAATATAATATGCATTTGTACTACCAATATAGACAGTGGGGTGCCCCTAATTATTTTGAGCCATTCTGCGCCAGGCCACCCATTCGATATGTAAATTGTCATCGTGGAACGGGATGTTCGGATTGTTTACATCAAGTAATTCCAGCTAAATCTACTTACCGAAGATGTCACTTGGGATTTGCACCGCATCAGGAACGCGGGCATACTATTGTAGATGAAGCCAACAGGTATCTTCCCGGACCTTGGTATATTAAAAATTCTCCCCACTAATCCAAAGATCTGTTTTAGATTTTTTGAAATAACAATAATAAAGACAACAATGTCTGGAGTTTATCAAGCTTTAATAGATAGATTATCCAAAATTAATGATAATATAGATGCCGGGGAAGATGTTGGGACTTGAAATCGATTTTAAAAGAAATGGCCTCTATAATGGAAGCTATTATTAGAAATCACCACGATGCTTTTAACCCAGAGGACGAATATCGCATGTCGTATGCAAATATGCTGCGAGGCATGCCCGAAGAAGAACAGGATGAATGGGGTGTAATTGATCTTCGAAAAATGATTAAGGAGAACAGCCCTAGACCCCCTGAATACCCTTCACATCCTTCAGGTAAACGACCGCGTCGGGATATGGGGTTACATTCTTGGCCACATGATGATCCGGAATTTTGGGGAACAAATTGCAATTTGAAAAAAGATGAAGGACCAGCTGCTCTTCCAGGCCCTAACACTACACTAGAGTACGAATCCATCGAAGATTGGAAAAAAGACCACCCTGATGAAGTTTTGGACCTTTCATAATTTTGACTATAAAAAATAACACTGGAAAGGGTAATGGATGCAATGGTGGAGTTGGAGAAGGAGTTGAATCCACCATTTTTTGGGTTTTATAACATACTGGTTGCCATGCGGAAATGTAACCATGATTTGATTCTGGCGGAGTTCAACGATAATATCAGACATGTTTTCGGTTTGGAAGTAAACGTGCATAACACGATAGATAATATCTTTCATGTCATCATACCTCGTAATAGACATGATTGGACTTCCCATGATCAAAAATCATTTTTAGTAATAGGACCTTTCCAGGATTTCAATCAAATCCGGATTATTTTTCCCAAAATAGTATATTGCTAGATATGTGGATCTGGATATTAATATTAATCGCTATAATTCTTGTTCTAACTATGGTTGTGACAACCAAATACCATTTGCGTCCAAAAGATGGGAGAGGAGAGCGTATCAGAGATTTCATAAAGGCTCATGAGCATTTGCAAGAAAATTATGATGAAATAATGAATGAAATAAAAAAGACCATAATATAACTACCAGATGAAGAGCTTAGCGGAAGAGGAAGTAGATGGAGTTAAGATAGCCGACTTAATAGGAAAGAGTCGATATAATTATGTGGCCAGAAGGGCCGAATCTTCCGATATGTTTACACCGGCCGATAATCCTTCATATGCTAAAATTCCGGCTATTAAAAAAATATTAGAGCAAAACCCTACCAAACCTTGCGATCCTTCTTGGGATATTGGGGATTTTAAAACTACCATGTATGAAGAATATGAAGTGGCTCTAATCCCCAAAGGGACAAAAATATATAAAGGCATGCGCAGTTTTTATCCGCCTGATTATGAGTTTCCTCCGGATCTAAATACTTTCTGGTTTGGGAATGCCTCCACCGCGGTACATTTCGCTACCAGCCATTATGCATCAATTAATGCCTATAAATTCAACAAATCATGTAAGTTAATGGTTATGAATAAATCCAATGCAGAAAAACTAACCAACGTGTTAAAGAAATTGATTGATCAGTATCCGGAACGCAAAGTTTATAAAACCATTCTGGCGGGGATGCGAGTTAAAATGGGAGTTGATATTGATCCTGTTACTAGATTGGATGATTTGGGGGACATATATAGATCTTATAAACTTCATTATTTGGATTACCCCTCTGATGATACTTGCCAATTGGTTAGTAATGAATACAGGAGATTACGAATTGATCGTATGATAATGATGTTTGTCAATATGATTACTGAGCTATTGGGTATGCATGGTATTATTGCTTTTCAAGCACAGTCCATATTTTACCCCACCGGTTATCTCAATGGAGAAATTGGTCTAAAAGATATATCAGTACTGACGCGCACTCCCAAGGATCCTTTAGATTGGTGGTCATGGAAGAAATACTTGGACTTTAAAATGCCTCAAGATTTCATATTTAATCCAGTATTCTCCAAAAAGAATTTTAATCATCTGATGATTAAGTTCTATATTGACAATATTACCACTACAAAACCATTGGACGGTGATGTGGTAATTGGCACATTGAATGTTAATTACGAGGGCTCGATTAACCTACTACACACAGTAGAGGATCGTATGCGGGCTATTTTTGAATTTATGAAAAGCAATCGTATTGCACTCTTGGGCATTCAAGAATACATTAGAAACAACGATGAGGTGTTTTTAAAACTGGCTAAAGAATATGGTTATTACACAACAGTTGATTCGCGCGACGCCCTGGGTGACATTGCTGTAAATGTCTTTATATCCAAAAAGCCGCTGAATGTCAAAAAGATTTATCTTAAAGGTTTGCCAAAACGCAAGCGCACGGTATTTATAACCCGCTTTGCAGGTAAAACTATATGTTTAACTCATCTAGAATTGATATCACCTCGCAATTGGTCAGACGCATGGGAAGTGGAAGAGGCCGCGTGGGAAACCTCTGCTATTCACTTTAAGCAATTGCGATTTATTCTCTCATTCAAACCTGACATAATACTGGGTGATTTTAATATGAACAAGGAATCACCTGAATATACCTGGCTTACTCAACAAAACTGGGAAGATAACACTGACCGCGCTACAACTCCATTTGGAACAACTGTGGACTTTATATTCCATTCCGCTGCGCGATCTGCATTATCAAAAGTCAAAGTGTTTAACTATTTATATAGTGATCATCGCGCAGTACTTGCTGTTATGAGAAACTGATTTTATTTCCAAAATGGTTGAAATAATATCATCAAAGCTTCAGGGATGAGTTGTTTACATTGTAGAACTTCGTATGATTACGACCAAGATGGAAATGTCATATGTAAGTACCATCGATACGACTCTTAATATCTGCCAAAATTAGATCCTGAATGGGATGTTGAATTTGATTTTGATTTTGATTTTGAACTATATGTTGCGTTTTGTGTATAGACTGATTCTCTTTAAATTTTTTCAGCTGCTAACATTGCTTTTTCCCTTTTACCACCTCGACCTACTTTGGGGTCTTTCTTATAGCTGCTTCCACCGTACATTTAATAAGTAAGAATGATAGTTTAAATAATATAAATTGATTTTCTTCCTATATAGGAACGATGACCCATCGAGCAGAAGTAGATCCCAATGTGTGGACTCAGAAGTGGAATGAAGTTTTCAAAGCTCAGCCTGATGATGTTGTTAAATTGGTCCATGATGAGTTTGTAGTACAGCACTTAGGTCACTGGTTGGTAAGTAGCCTGATGCATAAAAAGGAATACGAACTTGCCGAATATGCTTTGCAAAATTTGGACCCGTCCAAATCGTGGCCCGGTATACATCATTTGCCGGCAGAGCGCACACCGCAAATAGATCGGCTTATTGTTCAGTATGGCATTTCATAAGGCTTGAAAGCGCTCGTAAAACTTATTTGTTTCGTCAACCAATTGTTCTGTTTGTTTTTTGGCAGCTCCGCAGAATTTCCATACAATATTTCCACACATCCTGAAGTCATCATAAGAATCTCCGGTAATATACTGAATAGGAGATTTCGGATCTAAAATTGTATATACCAAACGTTTGTAATCCTCCTGATTATGTTCGTTAAATATAACACTGGCTGCAGCAATATATCTTTTTTTATCCACCGTAGAAACTCCGTTAGTGGCTCGCCCAAAGAAAGAGTTGGCGGTACGTTGGGAGCAAAATACACTATTATGTACATTCTTGCGTAAGTCAGACAGTAAACACGTATCATCCTGCATAGTATACAGAAAAGTCATGTGTGAATGGCGACCTTTGAAGAAAAAGTCTGTCAAGAACGTATTGGCTTTTTTACTCGCAATAGACTTGATATCAGATGCACAATCATCAAACACAATTAGCATATTAGGATTAAACCCAAAGAATTTAACGCAATACCGTTGTTGAGGTGTCAATGATTTTATCAAATTACGCAGTTTCTTAATATTATTACCAATGATAGCCTTAAAAACACGTCGAAGAGCGTTCTCAGCGTTCTTTTTGATTTCTTTCTTCTTTTCTTTGCGATCAGCATTAGATTTGTAATAAGTATCTGCCCTCTTAGTAGCCATATCACATAGATTTTGTATTTTACGAGCCATCTCTACCTGTTTCGAGTTAGCTACCTTTCTAAATAATTGCTCTAAAATCTCAATATCATTGGCCGCCTCATATGTTTGAGATCGTAATTTTTGCAATTCATATATATCTTTCAGAGCATCCACTGAAACTTTATCGTAAATTAAAGGATTTGGTACAAATGGAGCAAAAGTCTTATTTTCCAATTCTGTGGTGCTAAATACAAATACTATGGGAAAACATTTATGCATCAATCGCATTAAATCCAACGTTAATATAGTTTTTCCGGTACCCGTACCGCCATACATAACAGTTGTTTTATTGAGGAAGAATTTGAGAGTTTTGGGTATTCTAGGTACTGGAAACTGCTCCCCCTTGGGTACTTGAGCATAGACAATTTCATCATCCAGGGAATCCAAATCACCCAACACTATATCTGGTAAAAAGTCACTCATGTTATATTGTTAATCTGTTAAATTTCTATAGATGAAAAAAACAGTTTTGTGGCACTCGTTTTCAGTAAGTTATCATTACCATACCATCCCTTCCGGGGCGCCATTGTTCCCCTTTTGTGAATCCCCCTGCTCCCCCCTCCAGAGGCCTTTGCCAGACCACCATCCAGGATATTTATGAAAGGGTAGTATGAACCAGCAGCACCAATACCATGATGCACTCCATTTCCTCCACCCCCCGTCCAAAACTGCCCTTTCAGTTTTTTGGCTCTGACCCCTGTGGTATCTTCCGAAAATAGCAATTTGCCGGGTTGACCATTAGTTCCCCTCTTTCCACCGGCACCTCCCGTAGCACGCACCAGAGATTTAGATAGTCTCGTTATTTCAGAAGAACCTCCGCTTGATCCATCTGCGCTATTTCCATCTCCATCCCTATTAGTACTAGAGTGACCAGCGATACTCCCTTTACCGACTCTAATTCCCAGAGTTTCACCAGGCATTACGTCAATATCTGGTTCTTTTCTACATGCCCCTCCACCAGTGTCATTTGCACCTTGTCCCCATCTTATTCCAGATGGTTCACCAGAATCAGCAATAAGAATTTCGTCATCTGCCCAACGCTCAACGAAGTTAGTCCGGATGCTCCAGCACCTACAACTAAATCCCCCAAAGCACTTGTCAATCCAGTTACATTGGCCGAATTTGGAAAATTAGGACTACCTAGATCATAGCTTATTTCTTTATAATTAGAAAAAAGAATATTTATTTTTTTCGACGATTATTCAACACGCATCAGTGTGCCTATGAAACCAACACGACAGGTGTAGGTATCGCCACCCACGGTTGTGGTAACTGCAGTAGTTACATCAAATATAAGAGTACCACGACCTCTCAAACTGGCCAGTGCTGCAAAGGTTTGTCGACCGAATTGTACAGCTTCAGCACCTGTACCAAAGGATGTTGTTGGAACTAGATCAGTGGAACCCCCGGGAGCGCCTCCAATAGTATAATCACCAGCCACACTGATACCACCTGGTGTATCATCTGTTTTAACTACATGCACCCGATCTACATAAAATCGAGCGTTTCCGGGAATTGTCCAAGTATAAGTGGCCACAGTCTTCATGTCAATAGTATCTGACCACCATTGAGTTTCCGTACCAGGGAACATGTCAATACCTTGTGATACGGCAGTGACTGATGTGCGTTGCACCATAGGAATCGCCCCAATAACAAGCATGTTGCTGAGATCAACAGTTGCTTCAGGTCCAATGGCTACGTTGTTGGAAGTTGCTACGGCAGAACTCGCATTATGTCCCAAAACAAGAGATCCGGACGCTGCCGCAGTGGCATCTGACCCCATTACGGTAGCATCAGCGGCACCAGCAGATGTACCTTCTCCCACAGCGATCGACTGAGCACCAGTTGCACTAGCACCATCCCCAATTGCAAGTGAGGATAATCCTGTACCGATAGTGCCGTTGCCGATTGCCATAGAACCATTTTGAAGAGTTGAAGCTGCGGTACCAATCGAAATGGAATTGACTGCTGTGAAAACACCATTACCAGCAGTTGCACCATCTCCCATCACAATGGCACCTGGGGAAATATTAGTAATAATCGCGGCATCACCAATAGCAATACCCCCAGCGCAATTGGAACCAGAACCACCACTGCCGACAATAGCCCCATTACCAATAGAGATGGATGCTGGGGAAGTGTTCAATATAGCGGCATCATTACCAATAGCAATGGATTCTGTGGATGTTACAACTGCGTCATTACCAATGGCCACGCATGCAATAGAATTGAAACCTCTGGCAGAAGTACCGATTATAACTGATTGGAAACCTGTAGAACTAGCGCCGTTTCCTATAGCAATAACATCAGCAACACCAGCTGAAGCACCCCTTCCCACTGCAATAGCTGATTGTCCATTAACCGCAGCGCCACTACCTACTGAAATACCAAAACTGGATGGGGTTAGAAATCCAACAGTTGCACCATCACCAATAGCAATGCATCCGGAACCAGGCCTACTTAACGAGGAGCCATTACCTATGGCAATACCTCCAGCGCAATTGCCACTAGCGCCGACAATAGCTCCATTACCAATAGCGATGGATGCTGGGGAAATGTTTAATATATCGGCATCATTACCAATAGCAATGGATTGTGGGGCATTGGTTGATATAGATGGGTCATCACCAATGGCCACGCATTCAATAGCATCAATACTGCTGGTAGAAGTACCGATTGCAATTGATCGTAAACCTGTTGCACCGGCGCCATTTCCTATAGCAATAACACCATCAGCACCAGCTGAAGCAGCACTTCCCACTGCAATAGCTGATTGTCCATTAACCGCGGCACCACTACCTACGGAAACACTACTTGCGGATGCGGATCCACTTCCAGCAGTTGCACCATCTCCCATCACAATGGCACTTGGGGAGAAATTATTAATAATCGCGGCATCACCAATAGCAATACCCCCAGCGCAATTGGCACCAGCACCATTGCCGACAATAGATCCATTACCAATAGCGATGGATGCTGGGGAAGTGTTAAATATATCGGCATCATTACCAATAGCAATGGATTGTGAGGAATTGCTTGATATTACTGCGTCATCACCAATGACCACGCATTCAATAGCACTGAGACTTCTGGCCGAAGTACCGATTGCAATTGATCGTAAACCTGTTGCACTAGCGCCGGTTCCTATAGTAATAACATCATTAGCACCAGCTGAAGCAAGCCTTCCCACTGCAATAGCTGATTGTCCATTAACCGCGGCACCACTACCTACTGAAACACCATTTGCGGATGCGGATCCACTTCCAACAGTTGCAAGATCACCAATAGCAATAGCGCCAGGAGAATTTGCGCCGGCGCCGACCACGGCAACGTCGCCAATGGCAATGGATCCATTAGAACTCCCATTTAACGCGGCGGAATTACCTATGGCAATACTCCGATTAGCATTGACTGACACGCTTGCAGCATCACCAATAGCCACGGATTGATCTCCAGCAGCAGATGCCACATCTCCGATAGCAACACCTTCTATCCCGGCGGCTGAGGCGGAGTTTCCAATAGCCACACCACGAGCACCCGTGACCGAGCTACCCAATGCAAAAGCAACAGATGCTCCGGTAGCATCTGCATTAGCACCCACTTCATTATTGTTGAATTCAAGGGCAGTTTCCCCTGCATTGACATTAATAAGGCGGAACGAAGTACCTGCTGCATAACTTCCGGGAGTATCAGTAAGGCCTGTAAAAGTTCCATCACCAAGAGACGCAACTGCGAGACCAGAAGGCGCGGCGGCACTAAATACTATAGTATCACCATCTGCTCCAGGACCAACCGCTGTCAAACCGCCGGCGGCCAATGTGCCAAGTCCAGAGATAATCTCCCCCTTGGCACTGATGCCCTTTACCAATGATCTATCAACAAAAGTGGGATCAACTAGTTTCCGAGACATGTTCTTTATATTCCTCGAAAGACTTTTCCAAAAAAAGAATCTTCGAATTTCATATTCCACTACGTAAAACGGAGTTTTACTAGTGATTACATATAGCACGGAATTCGTGGTTCCGGAACAAGGGTATCTACATAAAACACTATTGTAGAAGAAGTCCGCAGAGCATTATCGATAATTATGCTACTGCCTTGATCTCGTATCATCTGGTCAGTATTGGGATATTCTACTTTAGTCACAATTTTGGTATTAATTTGACCCTTTTGTGATTTCAGTACTACATCATCTCCGGGTGTTAGTCCAGCTGATTCATCGGCTCCGGACAGAACAACTCTATTAATTAGTCCTTCCAAAATATCCGACCAACATCTATTGCTAATGTGTATCACTTGGGTCATTTTGTAGTTTTACACGATTATACTTCTTATACTTATAATCCTGGCAATTTGAATTCATCGGAAACTTGTGGAACTGCCAAAGATCCTCCATCGCTGAAGGCGTATTTTAGAGGATTAGGTTCTGTCACTGTATCTAGTTGATGACTCCCTGTTACTTTCTCATATTCTTGTTTTATAGCTCGGTCATGTAAACAAACTGCTCCCAATATCCAGACAAACGAATACATCCCGAACTTTATTAACTCCCAATCGGCTTCTGCTAATGCTAACAATGCAACAACCATTATTATAAGAGTGATCAATATCGAGATTGTAATCGGTGATACTAACCAACTATGAAATTGGGATGATCCGGTGACATCACTAACAGCCTTCTTCAAACTAAACGGCATTATATTAGATTATTAAAAATCCAAGCTAATATCGAACTGATCATCGTCATCTTCTTCAACATCATCTAGACCGATCAGTCCATCGTCCGATCCACTTTCATATAATTCGTTATTGTGTGGAGGCTCTGGTGGCGGGGCTTCAATAGTATGCGTTGGAACAGCCTTTGTGGAAACATTTGATTCGATTACTGGAGCTGGAACTGGAGCGACCATAGTGGCTCGTTTTGCAATAATACTTTGTAAGCTAGCAACTTGTTCCCTAAGCTCCCTGATTTCAGCATCCCTAATTTCCACTTGGGCCTTGAAAGTTTGAATTGCCTTAACGGCTTGAGCGAACTTGTTATTGGCCTCAGCGGTCTTGGCACACTGTTCCTGTAGGGTTTGCTTCATCCTCTCTAGCATAACGGGCGGATTCCTTTCTTCTTTGAGATGTGGATTACCAGCTTTAATGAATGCTGAGAATAGTTTTTCCCTTTCCACAAGAATCAGCTGTAAAAACTCATCTTGTAGAGGACGCAAATCCCAAGCAGTACGCTCATCAATCACTAACTTTAGGTATTTAGTTAAAATCAGTTCCGAAAACTTCGTAATAACGTTTGACAAAACAGTGCGCATCGTTCTATCTTTGTCTTGATTGTTGTAATCTTGAAAATACTCTTCAGGCACCAACTCGCGAACTATTCTATCTACTAACTCCACTATAGAAACTGTGCGATGCCCAGAATGCTCTGAATAATAAGTTAGCAACACTTTTACTATGCGGTTGTAATGATGAAAAGATCGCTTGCCGCTCTTTGCCGCAGGAGTGCCTAAAAATGCTTGGTGAAAGTACTTAATATGATATTTGTAGGCCTCGGTTATGCTGGAATAGTCCCCTTTGAGGCTGGCCTCTTTCGCGTGTTGGTACAAGTCATCCACATAATAATTGACAAAATAGGCTCCCACAATTTCGAAAGTTGAAATTGTTCTCTTGCTATACTTGTCTTTACTCAACATTTCAATTAAAGCGAATATATATTCAACAGCAAAACTATAAAAAAGATTAGATGGAATTTAGTTACATTTCTGGTAACCCCGCCCTTGCAAGTGAGTGGGAAAGACTATTCACACACTTGACCATAGCTATGAAAATTACGAGTTCTTTCACCGATATTGATTTGTTTGGACTTGTGGGAAGATTGTGAATTTACTGATAAAATGCTCTTGATTTGTCAGCAACGCCCTGAGTTTGAACTTGGGTGGAATGGAAAAAACTCATATATCGGCGTTCAAGTTATTTATGGTGAAGAACATCGATATTTCATGTTTTTAAAGATAGGTCCAGCTGATAGTGTATGACTCGCGACTTTTCGGAAGCTCCAAGAATCCACCACGGCGAGTGGACTCTCTTAGTTTACGATCACCAAGTTTGATCTTGAGAAAAGTCTCTTGGTGATAATTGCCGCATTCATCAAAGGAGCCGAACACCACATGATTCTCACACAATCGGTTCGAATGATGGTTGAAGAATGCACCTACACTAGCATTTAAGATAAGCTCAAAAGCATCAGCATCGAATGGACCCATCGGTGAGATCAACAGATGCGAGGTTCTTTCCAGCACATCTCTCAAATCCACATACATATACTTCATTTTTTCCTCACCATTGCGGATGCCAACCTGGACGTCAAGGCGAGATTGGGCGTCTGGATAACGATTTTTGAACTCTTCCAAGTCAGAGGCAACCGCATTAATATCAATATAAGATAGTTGGCACTTCACTAAACGAGTTGTTGGATCCTTATACTCGCTATATCCACTAACATGCCAACCTTCGCGTGGCCCTGGGCGATACATAAACTTTTTCTTTGAACGTTTCATATTAGCAGTCGTCATGAAATCTCCTAATTTTAACATTCTGAAGTTTTGTCTTCCCGGAAGTTTTTGACTTCTAGTTAAATCAATTTTTAACAATATAATATATATATAAAGAATATGGGTTCTGAGTTCTTTAATAG